CCTCAACGTACTCTTCGACTGAGTCATCTCCAGCAGCTATGGTTTTCCTACTACCGACTAAAGTCGCTAAGTGTACTCGCATAAAACTGTTGGAACGTGATGTCTTAAACTTTCCCGAATTGACGATACCTTTGAAACGCGGTTGAACCATGGTCCCATCCGAAAACATGTAAATGCTCTCCGACTCTATAAGAGCGGTTCTTCTGAGCAATGTTTCCCAAACGGGGCTAGAGTTTTCACAAAGTTTAATCGTGAACTCGGCGTCGTTAAGTATCATCCACTGTTTGACTGACCAGTCCCATCCACTGATGTCTGCACAGGCCATGGTATAACCACAACCCATAACGTCATCGTAGACTAACTGATTGTCTTCTGGGGAAAATCCTATTCCGGGTTTAGATGGTATATCCATCCAATTAGCTATCTCGAGTTTACAGAGATCTCGTATCAAAAGCATCTCAATTATCTTATCGATAAGAGACACAGACATGATCAATCTGACTCGACCTTCAGCTAACTTTGCTTTCTTATGGGGTTCATCCTTGACAAAGACTCGAATTGGATCACACAGACCTTCGTCAATGCGTTGCATCCGATCGAATTTGTGGGGATCATGAGATAGTAGGAGTTCTATTCGATCTAAAACAGTCTCAACTACTCTCACTCCCATAATTTCAAGCACTTTGCCATTAGTGGAGCCCAACATACAAACCGGGACACCCGGAGAGGACTCAAGTTTGATGAAATTAATCACCTTCTCTACTTCTACTCTCCAAATATCTCGATCATAATGCTGGAAGAAACCAGGTAAAACATGCGTCAAATACTGCGTCTTTAGGTAGTCATTAGCAGCATTCTTCTCCTCTGCAGTGGGTTCATAAAACTCTTCAATGTGTTTGTCACATTGCAATCTGAAGCTGATCTTTTCTGCTTCAGCTCCTCTCGGGGGCCAACTGAACGAATCGTAATCTAATCGGCCGTCTTGTTTAAGACGTTGCCAACTGGAATTCTCTTCAAGAGCTTTGGGCTCGTG